CACAGGTTGTCGACCCGCAGGTTGCGGATGCCCAGGAGGTCGATCGGCAGGCCCGGCACGGGGCGGCCCGCCCGCTTCTGGCCGTCGATGAACAGGTCGAAGAGCGCGATGTCCTGGTCGACGATGTTGGCCGGGGTCAGGGGCGAGGAGCCGGGGCTCGCGGCGTTGTAATTGCTGACCTGGTGGGCGTTGACGATGGCCGAGGTCTGGCCGCTGGCCAGGGTCGCGGTGCACCACAGCCCCGTGGTCGGGGCCGTCGCCCCGCTCGGCCGGAAGCAGCCCGAGTACAGGCCGCGGATCGTCGTCCCGGTGTAGACCTTGACCTGGGTGATCAGGAGCGGCTGGTCCACGATCACGGTCAGCGCCGACGACTGGCCCAGGTTGAGGAGGGCCTGGAGCGGGGCCGACGCATCCGGGCCCGCCTGGGGGTTGGCCGGGTCGATCGCCGGGCATCCCCAGGCCGAGGTCGTCCAGGTCGATCGGCTGGTGCGGGTGAGGATCGCGGGCATCGTCGCCTCAGTTGTAGATATTAACCAGCATCCCGGTGAGCTGGAACGTGTTGCTGCCCGACGCCGCCGAGCAGGCGACGCGGAAGTCGATCGCGATGGGCGCGGTGGTGTCCACGGGGACGGCCGTCGCGGAGCCCGTGCCGCTCGACTGGAGGGTGTGGCCGCCCAGCGCGCCCGTCGAGAAGTAGTAGGTGAGGGTGCCCGCGCCCGAGACGGAGCCGGACGCCCCGACGGCGTTGACGTAGATCCGTATCGGTATGCTGGAGCTGACGAACTGGCCCGACTGGTTAACCGGCAGCGCCGTCGGGGTGCCGATAGTCTGGAGCACCGTCGTGCTGCCGAACCGGACGTCGTGCGTGTAGGCCGGGGCGGTGGCCGCCGCGCCCCACTTGCCGAAGACGAGGATCTCGATCATGTTCCCGACCTTGAGCGTGTTGGCCGGGATCGTCAGCGAGCCCTGGACGTTGGCCGGCGAGCCCAGCGCCGAGGTGATCGCGGTGAAGTTGCTGAGGGCCGTGCAGGAGCCGCACGAGAAGATCGTCACGGGGACGGAGCCGCCCAGCCCGGCGGCCCTGGCGTACTTGAGGCCGCCCGAGGCGGAGGACGGCCAGAGGTCGCCCGCCACGTAGGTCCCGGGGTCGGAGATCGCCGCCCCGACGTTGGCGACGGAGTTGGAGCTGATCAGCAGGTTGGCGGCGCCGCCGAGGGCCCCGCCGCTGTTGTATTGCACCTGCCCGGGGCTGCCGCCGGCCGACGCCGACCCGCCCGACGAGGCGATCGTGATCCCGCCCGCCGAGTTGGTGACGGTGATGTTGGCGCCGGCCGTCAGGGTGGCGAGCGAGTAGCCCGAGCCGTTGCCGATCGGGATCTGGCCGGCGGCCGGCGTCGCCGTGAGCCCGGTGCCGCCCTTGGCCGCCGTCACGGTCGGCAGGTCGTTGGCGACGATCGCCCGGAGCGACACGGCCCCGCTCGAGCCGTCCGGCGAGGCGAGGAACAGGTTCGACGCCTGGGCCGACGCCGCCGAGATGGCCAGCGTCCCCGAGCCGGTGATCGGGCCGCCGCCCACGGAGAGCCACGAGGGGACCGTCAGGTCGACCGACGTCACGGTCCCCGATCCGCCCCCGCCCCCGCCGGTCGCGCTGATCGTGTAGGGCGACGAGGTGCCGGTGACGGACAGCCCCGACCCGACGATCGCCCGCGCCGGCCCGTTGTTCCAGAGGAGGATCTCGCCGTTGGAGGGCGAGCCGTAGAGCTGGGAGACCGTCAGCTTCTTGGCCGTCCCCGCCAGCGAGCTCGAGGTGTCGTGCACGTCGACGCCCATGAGCAGGTCGTCGGAATGGAGCGTCGTGACCGACGGCAGGTTGTTGATCTTGACGTCCGCGAAGCCGACGACGAGCAGGGCCAGCAGGCCGATCGCCGCCGCGGCGAGCCGTCGCCCGACGTGTGCGCTCATAATGCCTTGATCTCCCGGTTGACGCCGTCCTTGAGGAGCTCGATCGTCCTGCGCCGCGCCGCGTCGCCGCGGCGGTCGTAGGCGCGGCTCATGAAGGGATTCTTCCGGATGTGTTTGCCGCCGTACTGGACGATGGCGGGGTAAAACACCGCCTTGCCGGTCCTGCCCGACGTCTTCTTCAGGCCCGGGACCGCCTCCACCACGACCTCGATGGCGATCGTGGTGGACTTGTCGCCCTTCTTGATCAGCCTTTTCGGGGTCGCCCGCACCTTGACGTTGCGGCGGGTCAATCCCGTGTCCACCGGCACCTCGGCCTTGACCGCCGCGGCCATCAGCTTCATCCCGGCCCGCATCGCCGGCCGGACCACCTTGCCCTGCACCTTGTAGGGCAGTTGCGCGAGCTTCTTGTCGATCGCCTTCAGGCCGGTGACGACGACCTTGACCTTGCTCGATGGCATCAGCTCGACAGCCCCGCGATCTTGAGGTTCATCGCGCTCGTGCAGGTCACGTATGCGGTCGTCACGTCCGAGCTGAAGAACGGATTCGGCAGGCCGGTGGAGAGCTTCCAGAAATAGGGCTCGCCGGCCACCAGCGTGATCGTGTCGGACGGCTGGCCGCTCGTCGTGTGGGCGACGGAGACGGTCGGGCTCGTGCCGCCGGTCAGGCCGCCCGAGTAGGCCGTCATCACCGCCTGCTTGCCCGTCGCCTTGGTGCCGGCGAACGTGCAGGCGACGGGGGTGCCCGGGAGCGGGCCGCCGGTGCACGTCACGTTGCCCGAGCCGATCGACGAGAGGGCCTGGAGGGCGGCCTGGACGGCCGAGGCGGCGGCGTTGTAGGCGATGATGGTGGACTGTCCGCCGAACGTGAGACTGAAACTGCCCCCCGTCGGCGTGCCCGAGATCGAGATCGTCTGGACGTCGGCCGTGGCGATGCCGTTGGTCTTGATCGTGCAGCCCTTGTCCGAATAGAGGGCGATCGCCTGGAGGTTGGCCAGCGTGAACGCCAGCGAGATCGCCGTGTTGGTCGAGGCGGCGGCGAAATACTGGTCCACCGAGATGATCGAGTTGCCCGTCTCGGTGCCCGAGCCGGAGAGCCCCGGCGTCCCGTCGGCGAACGATATCGAGACCTGGGCCTTGATTGTCTTTGGCATGCTTATATTACTACTTTTTCGTTGCAGGTCAAGATCCAGTAGAGATGGGCCTCGCCCACGTCGTTGGCGTCGACCACGTCGAGCCGCCGGCCGTCCTCGAGCACGAGGTACATCCGGGGCAGGATGTAGCCGTTGGGGTTGGCGGGCGTCCGGGGGATCACCGACCCGAGCCAGCGGAGGGTGACCTTGTGCGTGACGCTGGTGTAGACCTGCTGGGCCGCCTGGAGCTCGCGGCCCCGGAGGTGCTCCACCTTGCCGCGCACCAGCGCGATGAGCTGCCCCTCGTCCGAGACCTGCCCGTATTCGTCCTGGGTGCCCCCGGGGACGTCGTAGAGCTGGAGGTTCCTGGCCAGCTCGCCCGCCCTGACCGGGATCATCGGTAGTCCCCGTGCCGGAGCGAATTGACGAGCGACTCATAGAGGGAAGTCGGCTGCACCAGGCCCCCCTGCATGAACATGTGGCTCTCGCGGAAGGAATAGTGGGAGGTCACCAGTTCCTGGATCGCCAGCCTGGCCCGCATCGGCAGGTCGGCCGGCGTGTCGCCGTACCCGCAGACGTAGGTGACCTGGACCGCGTCCCGGAGCGGGACCATGACCGGCCACACGGACCCGAAGGGCAGCCAGACCCGGCCGGGGATCGACCTGGGCGTGTAGCGGTACAGCGACGAATCCAGCGTGCCCAGGTTGCCGTCGATCCCCCGGTACTGGATCGACACGATGGACTGGATCGGCGGATAGGGGAGGCTGATCTCGCCCCAGCCGGCCGGGAACGCCCCGAAGTAGGCCGTCCGCGTCTGGGTGATGAGCGCCTGGCCCAGGTCCGCCTCCATGAACTCGCGGCACGCGACGATCAGATTCGTGACCTTCTGGTCGTCGTCGGGGTTCTGGACGACACTCCACTGCTTGGCCTCCTCGAGCGACACGGGCTCGACGGCCGGGGGCGACGTGACGACGACCCGCAGGCCGCTGCCCGGGGCCGCCGCGAGCGAGGGATAGATCACGGGTCAGACCGCCCCGGCCCGCTGGGGGGCGGCGACGGCCTTCTCGGCGCGCGACGGCCGGGCATCGAACCCGGGCCGCTCGACGGCCGGCGCGTCGGAGGGGGCGGGCCGGATCAGGTTCTCCGGCCCGGGGTGGAACGAGCCCAGCCCGCGACGCACGAACTGCTCCGCGTCGGCGTCGTTGTGGATCGGCACCACGGAGCCCGGCTCGACGACCTCGAGCCGGTTCCCCGGGTGCTGGTACGCGAAGTTGCCGACCACCTTGACGTATCGCATGATGTTCCTATCAGGAGGTGAGGATGTCCATCATCTTGACGAACGACTCGGGGTGCCGGACCTCCACGTCCACGTCCTGGAGCGTGGTGATGATGACCGAGCCCGAGGCGTCGGCGCTGTACGGATTCACGATCACATCGTCGCCCGACCAGAACGCATAGATCATGTCGGACCAGTTGCCGAAGATCGCCGCGTGGAGGGCGGTGCCGCTGCCGTGCGTCAGGTTGGTGGGCAGGAGGTTGGTGATGCCGACCTTGTATTCGTTCACCATCCCGTTGTCCCAGAGGTACACCGGGAAGGTGCTGCCGATCTTGGGCGTGGTCTTCAAAAGGCCCCGCACCGCGGCGTCGGTGACGTAGCCGAGCGAGCCGATGTCGGCGTTCGCCGTGGCGAGCGTCGTCTCCATGGCCACGAGGTTGGCGAAGGTCGGCGCGGCGCCGTTGGCGCCGGCCGCGATGAGCGGGATCAGGGGATTCTGCATGATCCCCAGCGGCTGTCCGCTCGATCCGGTGCCGTTGAGCCCGGCCCGCTCGATCTCGCGGGCCTTGACGGCGACGTGGTCCTCCCGGATGAAGTTCTCCGCGGAGACGTTGGTCTGCTCGAGGAACCGCCGGGTGTAGGGGGTCCGCACGCCCACCGTGTGCGGGGTGAACGGCACCTGATCGACCTGGATGGCCGACTGCGTGACGTCCTGGCCCTCGTTCACCCAGTAGGCCGTGGTCGTCGAGGACTGGCGGGGCAGCGCGAACAGGCCCTGCATGCCCTCCATGACCCGCGCGCCCATCGCCACTGTCACCATCCGGGCGCGGAGGATGTCGATCATGTTGCCGAGGATCGTCGGGATCGACCCCGCCCCGGTCGTGGTCGATTCGACGGTCGTGGCCAGCTCCGTGCCGGTGTAGGCGAAGGATTCGGCGCCGCCCGGCACCATGCCGCTGGCCTTCGCCCACATGCGCGAGGCGTAGAGGTCCACCGTGAGGTTGTTCGGGATCATGATCCCGCGCGGGGGCCGCCCCGCCGCCGACCGCTGCTTGCGCAGCTCGGCGTCCACCTCGGCCTCGAGCCCGGTCAGGCCGTATTGCCCCATGCTGGGCTTCTCGCCCCAGCCGGCCGCCTCGCGGATCGCCTTGAGCATCGAGTATTGGTGCTTGCCCTTCCGGGTGTTGGTCGGGTCCTCGTGCGGGAGCGGGTCGGTCTGCCGGCCGGCGCTCTCTCGCCCCCGGGCCTCGATCCCGTCGGCCATGGCGAACATCTCGGCCGCCTTGATCTGGCGGTCGAACGAGCCGCCGACCTCGATCTCCGAGAAGATCGCATTGAGCTGCGTCAACTGCTCCTCGGTCGGCGTGGCGCCGTCCTTGGTGTAATCGGCGTTGAGCCGCTTGAATTCGTCGATCCGCTCGGCCTTCTTGCGCCTCAACTCGGGCGCGGAAAGAGTCGGCATCGTAAGTCCTTTCCGGGCTAGAGCCCGAGGGAGACACGCTGGAAAAGCACGCGGGCATGGCGACGGCGACGGGCCGCGGCCTCGATGCGATCGGACTCCTCGCGCCGGGCGGCCTCGAGGGCATAGCTCGCGGACACGGAGGTGTCGGGGAAGGCGGGGAAGGTGACCGGCCCGACGTCGTACAGCTCGGCCACGGACTGGATGGTGCGGATCGGCGTCTCGCCCGACCAATCCCACTGGTCGACGTCGATCACGCAGGTGAACGAGCACCCGTCCATGTCGCCGCGGCGGATGGCCTCGACGTGGTGGGCCGCCAGCGAGGTGTCGGGCGGGACGCCCTCGAAATGCAGGCCGGTCGCGTCCGTCGAGAGCTTGAGCGTCCCCGACCTGGTGCGGCCCATCAGCAGGTTCGGGTCGTGGTTGATCAGGAGCCTGCAGTCGGCCAGCGTGAGCACCCTGTCGAAGGCCCCGGGCGCGATCGTGGTGCGGAATCCCCCGAGATCCTCGCTGAACGTGTTGAACTTGGCCGCATAGCCCCGGATGAGGGTCTTCTCGCCCTCGGTGACCGCGAAGACCTCGGAATTCGGCCTGCCGAAGAAGCAGGTGAGTTTCTCGGCGGTTTTTCCCGTCTTGTTCATGGGATTACCCCGTTTTCGTGGGAAAAATGGCCGTTCAGGCGATGCGAATAGGTGCT